GGATTTATGAGTGAGGTATCACGATGAATAGTATATTTAAGATCTTAGAAAGTGATTCTGTACGGGAGGCATGGAATGAAGTTATGTCTGCTTTGGTTGTTGAACGACTGAAGGAAGACTACCTCAGGTGTCTTGACTGGGATGACATTGAGAATGCTTCGGCTATCTTGACTGTTATCCGTTACTTCACTTCTTATTCTGAGTTTAAACAATTTGTAGATGAGGTCAAAGATGCAGGTTACACACAGCCGGAGGCGAGTATATGGAAGTAACACTATTGCATGAAAACTCTGATGGCTCTGCTTGCTACAGTTTTGACCTAACTGAGGAAGAGAAGAACAGTCTTATCTGCTTTGGTATCCTAGAAGCTTTAAAAGCTGGTATCAAAGAAGGCGAAAAGCTTACTGTTGAAGGAGAAGAGGTTTGAAGGTAAATCTGGTATGGGCTACTCCTGATCTGGAGGAGAAAGTAGCTTATTGTGCTCGTGTGAGCAATCCTGACAATCAACGTAACCATGAGACTGCTCCTAAGCTTCTGAAGTATCTTATGAAGCATAAGCACTGGAGTCCTTTTGAGATGGCTAACGTATGTATGGAGATTGAAACTACTCGTGATATTGCACGACAGATCCTCCGGCATCGTAGCTTCTCATTTCAGGAGTTCTCTCAGCGTTACGCTGTAGCTCAGGAGTTCTCTAATCGAGAATGCCGAATGCAGGATGATAAGAATCGACAGAATAGCCTATCAACTGATGATATGATTGTTCAAGAGTGGTGGGAAGCTGCTCAGAATCGTGCTAAAGCTGAGGCTGAGTTCTTGTATCAAGCTGCTTTGAGTCGCGGTATTGCTAAGGAACAAGCACGAGCAATGCTTCCTGAAGGTATCACTATGAGTCGTATGTACATGAATGGTACACTTCGTAGCTGGTTGCATTACATTGATGTCCGTACTGATCCTAGTACACAGAAGGAACATCGTGATGTGGCTGAAGCTTGCAAGACAATTTTAACTGTGCTGTGTCCCAGCATCATGAGTGGGTACTCCACGAAGGAAGATTATAATGACCAACGAAATTGAAGATATTCTTGATGAGTTTGACTTTCAACGGGTTCAAACTGTCATGAAAGCACTAGATTGGAAATATTGGAATAGTGATCAAAGTCCTCCTACTATTGGAGAACTTCGTAAGATGTCACGAAGCTTGTTGAATCGTGTGTATCATACTGAAGATTCTGCTGATTATTTTACTGCTTGTGGTGGTTTTGAAGTAACTCGTAATATGTATCCCGGAGACACTAAGAAGTATATGTCTCTTAAATTTGTAGCAACAGAATGGAATAACTATGATTGATAGCATCAGTGAGTATCAACAAAAGGCTTTTGAAACAGCCTTGGAAACTGCTAAGAATCCTGCCTACATGGTTGCTAATCTGACTTCAGAAGCTGGTGAGGTAGCAGGTAAATATGCTAAGTGGATTCGTGATGGTGTCTTGGACGAAGAAGGCCTTCAGAAGGAGATGGGAGATGTCTTCTGGCAACTTGCTGGACTCTCTACTGTCATGGGCTGGAGCTTAGCTGATATTGCATCTAAGAATCTTCAGAAGCTTGCACAGCGTCAAGTAAACAATACTTTGGGAGGCAGTGGAGATGACCGATGAAATCATGCAACGATACAGTTTCAGTTATACTGATCTTGACGGTAAGGAATACATTAAGACCATCAAAACTCCAGGAGTTACTTGGTATGAATGTCTTGATGACTATGTGAAGTTTCTTGAATCAGTATTTGGTTACGCCCTTATGGACAAAGTACGACTCCGTGAGCCAGCATGGCTTGATATGATGCACGAACATGATCCTTATTATGATGATCCTTGGACAGGTGGCTACTTCGCTGATGAAGATATTGATCCAGAGGATAACTGGTAATGAGAATCTTAGTCATTCCTGATTGTCAAGTTAAGGATGGAGTTCCTCTTGAGCATCTGGAGTGGGCAGGAGAGGCTATCTGTGAATATCGTCCCGATGTTGTGTTAAACTTAGGTGATTTTGCAGATATGCCTAGCTTGTCTAGCCATGATGTTAAGGGTTCTAAATACTTTGAAGGCTTGCGGTATAAGACAGACATCCAAGTAGCTAAGGATGCTATGAAGATGTTGTTGAAGCCTCTACGAGATCTTCAGAGTAAACAGAAGAAGAACAAAGAGAAGGTATACAAGCCTCGAATGATTCTGACTCTGGGTAATCATGAGAATCGTATTGATAGAGCAGTTAACAATAATCCTACGCTTGAAGGATTGATCTCCACTAAGGATCTTGACTATGAACGTGATTGGGAAGTTTATCCTTTCCTTCGTCCTGTTTTCATCAATGGCGTGGGTTTTAATCATTACTGGCCTGTGGGAGCAATGGGGAGACCTGCTGGCAGTGCCTCTGCTATCATTAACAAGCTGCATATGTCTTGTATTGCTGGACATCAACAAGGTAAACAGATTGCCTATGGTAAGCGAGCTGATGGTAAGCCTATCTGTGCTATCATCGCTGGTAGCTATTATCTACATGATGAGTCATACATGGATCAGTTGAGTAATCGTCACTGGCGTGGTCTACTTGTCATGAATGAAGTACAGGATGGACATTTCGATGAGATGTTCTTGAGTATTGAATATTTACAGAGGAAATATGGTACATCGAACATGTAGTACATGCTTTTATGCAGCATTTGATAAGGATACAGATCAACCTTGTGTACAATGTACAGACAACAATTTGTATGTGAACTACATGGCTTATAAACCAGTAGACACAAACACCATTCAGACATGGGATGATAAAGATGCCTTTACTATGAAAGAAGATGTTGTAAACTCACCTAAGCATTACACTAAAGGTAAGTATGAGGTCATTGATGTCATCGAAGATTGGGACTTGACGACATAAGCATAAAGGTAAGCCATTGGAAGACCTCAAGAAAGCCCTCTGGTACTTGGAGAGGGAGATCGATAAATGGAATACACTCTCGAAGAACTAAAAGAGAGGCTTTCAATGCTCGACGAGATCACACTGATGGAGATCTTGGACATCCACAGTGATGAACTCGTTGAAGCATTTGAAGATAGAATTGAAGAACAACAAGATAAACTTAAAAGGATGCTAGAAGATGTTTGAAATGAATGCGTATAATGAGTACATTGCCAAGAGTCGTTACGCTCGTTTCTTGGATGACAAGGGTCGTCGTGAGCATTGGAGCGAGACAGTAGCTCGTTACTTTGATTTCATGACTGGTCACTTGAAGAAGAATCATAACTATGCCCTGACTGATGAGCTTCGTAATAAGCTTCAGACAGCAGTGACTAATCTGGATGTGGTTCCTTCTATGAGGTCTATCATGACTGCTGGGGATGCTCTGGAGCGTCAGAACATTGCAGGTTATAACTGTTCATATCTTCCTATTGATGACCCTAAGGCCTTCGATGAAGCTATGTACATCCTGCTCTGTGGTACAGGTGTAGGTTTTAGTGTGGAGCAAAAGTATGTCAATAAACTCCCTGAGATCCCTTCTCAGTTGTTTGATTCTGAGTCTGTGGTTGTCGTTAAAGACTCCAAAGAAGGATGGGCAAAAGCTCTTCGCCAAGTTATCGCACTACTATATGCAGGTGAAATTCCAAAATGGGACGTGTCTTCTGTGCGACCCGCAGGAACTCGACTTAAAACATTCGGTGGTCGCGCTAGTGGGCCGGAGCCCCTTGTGGAACTATTTAAGTATGTCGTCTCAAAGTTCAAAACGGCTATGGGTAGAAAACTCACCTCACTTGAAGCGCATGACATTCTATGCAAAATTGGCGAAGTCGTCGTTGTTGGTGGCGTACGTCGTTCAGCAATGATTAGTTTGTCTGATCTTAGTGATGATCGTATGGCTCATGCTAAGGCAGGTAACTGGTGGGATGGTAATGGTCAACGTGCTCTGGCTAATAATAGTGCTGTGTACGATGTTAAACCTGCTGTTGGTCAATTCATGAGGGAGTGGAGTAGTATCTATGAGAGTCATTCGGGAGAGCGTGGTATTTTTAACCGATATGCTTCAGAACTTCAAGCTGCAAAGAACGGTCGGAGGGAGTTGGGTAAGGAATGGGGTACTAATCCCTGTTCTGAGATTATTCTTCGTCCTTATCAGTTTTGTAATCTTTCCAGTGTTATTGTTCGCAGTGATGATACTGTGGATCGACTTCGGGATAAGATTGCTATGGCAACTATCTTGGGAACTTTTCAGTCAACGATGACTCACTTCCCGTATCTTCGTAAGGTGTGGCAGACAAACACTGAAGAGGAACGACTGTTGGGTGTGTCTATGACTGGTATCTTGGATAATACC